TCAGTTAAACGACCTAAAAATTCTTTCGGACTTACATAATAAGCCTTCTTATTAGCCTTTTTCTTTTTTTTCTTTGGTTTCGTTTCTTTCGTTTCTTTCATTATAACTTGTAAATTTATATTTTATATCCTCGTTATCATATAACGTCAAACGCTCTTCAACGTGACGTTCCCCATACCGCAACTTATCAGCGATATCAAAGATTATAAGCTCTTCTTTATCAGTATGCAACCGTAAACCTCTTCCGATACTCTGGACGATTTTTATCTTAGCTTTTCCACCTCCAGCAAAAATAATATAATGTAAATTTTTAATATTAATACCGGTAGAGAATATTTTTGATATAGCAACAACAACTATATTTTTTTTCTTCTCCATATAGTTTTGTATTCTTTTTCTCTCGTCTGTCTCGACACTTCCCTGTATAAAATATACCTTTTTCTTTTTACATATCTCTTGTAACGCGGCTGTTAATAGCTCCCCATGTTCAATATAATCTATAAGTATAAGAGCATTATTGTCGAGTTTATTACATAATTTAGATATAAGATTATTTCTATATACATTACCTCTTATGAACTCATTTTCTTGTAGATAAAAAGCATTACTATTATTACCTTGATATATTTGATTAGTAGGAGTGCTATAGTTTATTTCTAGTACATGAACCCGGGCAGGAGTAACATATTTCTCATCTCGTAACTCATAAGCCATTTTTTCATATAATCTTGGACCAATCTTACCGAAAATATTCCAAGCATCTAAATTATCTGGAGGTAAAGTTCCCGTAAAACCAAAACGGTTGTTAGTTTTTACTTTACATAAAATTTTGTTAACTTTATTACCTCTACGTAGTTTGTGTACCTCGTCAATTATTAATAAATCTATATGCTCAATCCATGATATATCTTGCTTAGAGCTTTGTAGTATACCTAAATTAGCTACTATAACATTAGAGGATAAATTAAGTTCATCTTTACCTGTCCATTTAGAAGTAGTGTATGATGTTTTATATTCTTTAAAGTCTCCTTTTGTTTGATTAACCAACCCTAAATCAGGAACAATAATTAAGCATTTAAAGTTCTTACTAAAGTTTTGATAATAGTACTCAAGTAAACCTGCCATGGTAAGAGTTTTACCTCCTGCGGTTGCTAGTACTACAGTACCTCTCCCAGTATTGATACATTTGTTTATTATCTCTTGCTGATAATCTCTAAACGAGAGAGATAAATTATAGTTATTAACTTTTTCTTTCTTTAAAGAAGGTATTAAAATAGATGTTACCTTTTCTTCTATTGTGTATTGTATTTTTTTATCTGTACAAAAATTTACTATTTCAAATACTAAACCAACATCTACCTTACCATTATTTGTTATAACATATGTCCGAGAAGGAACAAACCTACCCATACGTCTTTGAAAATGAGCCGCTTCATTCTTAACGCTAAAGTGTTCTCTTATTATGTTTAATTCTGGACCTTCAATTACAGCTTGAGAACAGGAATGATAACTAATATTAATCATTGCATCTCTAGTTTCATTAATTCTACTAAGTTTTTAATATCGTTAGTAGCGAAACTTATATTCTTATAAATGTTTTCAACATGTTGAATAATTAATATTTCGTTCTCTATCTTATTATCTATAACTCGGATATCTTTCTTCTTACTCACAGCTTTTTCAGCAATAGATTTATTAACCATTACCGGTTGAGTATTTTGATATTCTTCAATTTTTTCTTCTAAGATAGTAAATCGTTGGTTGCGATATTTATTAAGTTTAATTTTATGATTAATTAAACGAGCAGACCATTTATGTTTATTATTAACAAGCTTTTCTTGTACTTCTGTAACATTGAGCCTATCGATATTAGTATCAATACTAGATTCTATAGTATACTGCTCAATAATCTCATCAATATTCATATATTTATTCTAGTGACTTTTTCAGAAAATCAACTAATTAATCTTTGAGAAATAAATAATTAAAATGCCGCTTAAACTATTTAACCAATTAGTGACTAGATATTTGACTGATAATACCATGGCATCTGTAGGTATGGCTGCTACTGGTGGTCAGGGTGGTGGAGATTATAATGACAGTGATACGTATGCTCCTGGAGATGCTAGATTGCCAAAAGCTTTAGGCACTACTATAAGTCGTAAAGGTAAAGTTAAGAAAAGGCGGAAAAAAAAACTAAACGAAAGTAAAACTATATATGATTATTTGCTCTTCCCGCCTGAAAGTGATGAGCATAAGAAAATAGTTGCAAATATCGCAAAGTTACAAAATAATCCTGATGAAGCTTATAGAGGTATATCGTCTGCTGAATATAAAAACTTAAAGAATGATGGTTTTGTAGTTTCTAGAGGAGCAGGTAATACTCGTAAAGGTATAACCGGTTCATATGTATCAGATGATATACAATTAGCCGGTCGTTTTGCATTTCATGAGTATAAACAAAAAGGTAGAGCTTATTTGTTAGTATTAGATAGAGATAAATTACCAGAACTTAACCCTGCAGACGAAGGTAATTATTGGACCGCGCAAATCCCGTTAGATGCTGTAAAGCAAGCTATAAACTTGCAAGATTTAGCTAAGTGATAAGTAACTACATATGCCAAGTGCGGCAAAACAAAAAGGTAACGCCTGGGAGCGAGATGTAGCAAAAGATTTAAGTGAAACGTTTAATGAAAATTTTATTAGAGTTCCAAATTCCGGAGCCTATACTGGGGGCGCTAACGTTTTCAGAATTGATCAACTAACCGAACAACAAAGACGAATGATGGATGGTGATATTATGGTACCTCCATGTCTTTCTCGTTATAAAATTGAATGTAAAAATTATAAAACATTTGATTTTCATCAATTATTCAACGAAAACAAAACTTTAGATAAATGGATAAAACAAGCTGAGTTTGGATTGCTTTGGTTTTTAGTTATTAAGGTTACTCGTAAAGGATCTTTTATTTTGTTTCGTAAAGAAATCTGTAAGCATTTCTCATACAAAAATTACTTGAGTTATAAAGACAAATATGTTATAACTGATTATAAAGAATTTTGGCAGGAAAACGCAGATGCAATTAGAAGACTTAACGAAGATTCCACAATTGAGTTATAAGTTACCGGGTTCTTATTTTAATCTCGTTAATTTTACACCGGTAATAGAGTACATACACAATAACTCAGTTAAAAGTATATCAGAGTTTGATTCTGACGTTAAGCTCAACAACTCTCAACATAAGAAGTACGTATTTCATTACTTTATATACTATACATGTGAGATACTTAAGGTACATAACAAAAAGTTTAAACCAGTAATTTATTTCGATGTAGATACTAAGCTAAACAGGGAATATTCCGCATTTTTACAGACTTTTGAAAAAAAATTTCCGGTACTTGTTGTACGAGAAGACTTTACTCTTAAAGAACTCAAGAAAAAGTGTAAGTGTGAAGGGTATATCGAAGAATTACATATAATACTACTACGTAAGCTTAAGAAAATCCAGAACAGTGATTTCTACTTCAACAAGTTACATTACTTCTGTAAAAAGTATGAACTTACCTTTTTAGATAAAACATATTTCGAAGACATAAGAAATAAACTTTCTCTACTATAAATAATTATAATGAGTAGGTTCACATCTAAAATAGATCAAATACTATCTGAAGCTGGTAATGTTAAACAGCAAGCTCAGACAGGTTTACAAGCTGCCATTGCCGCCGCGAAGCAAGCTGAAAAAGACGGTAAAACTGATCCTACAAAAAAGCCTTCACCAGAACAACAAGGATTATTACGAAATTTGCGTAAAGCTACTAAAGACGCTGCAGCAAAACTTTCAAAAGCAGTAATGTCAAGTAATAAACCTAATGGTAAAGTAGTAGAAGCCGAAGGAGATGACTTTGTTCCTCGTCAAGGACCTGAAACTGGTGGTGAATTTGAACCAAAATCTAAAGATGATTTAGCTCAAGAACCTTCTGAAGAGCCTACTCCTGATCCAATGACTACAGAAGGTGAAACATTTTATGTTAACCTTGCTCGTAAAGCTTTATTCGTAGATTTAGACAATACAAGCTTAACAGATGCTGAAAGAGAGATAGTAACTCAAGATGTTGAACCAGCAAATGCAAAAGAAGTAGCAAAAGTACTTCGTAAGATTGTTGTTGATGCTGGACTTAGTGAAAATTTTGATTCCAAAATTGATAATGTGTGGGAAGATCTACAATTAAGTGATTTGCGTAGTAAGCTTTCTCTGGAATTAAAAAAAAACGATAGAGTAGTTGTATTAGTACCGGGTAGTTTCAAACCTCCTCATAAGGGCCATTACGAAATGGTTAAAACATATAGTGAGATGTATCCATCTGGTCAGGTACATGTTTTAATTTCAGCTCCTTCAGCTAAAAGTGAGCGTAGAACTAAAGACGGTAAATTAATAACTCCTGCTGCTGCAAAGCAGATTTTTGAATTGTATACTCAGCCACTAAGTAATGTAACTGTTAGTGTTTCAGAATATCCATCCCCAGTAACAGCTGCATATGAGACTCTTAAAACTCTCGATGACGGCACAACTGCTGTATTAGGTGCTAGTAAAAAAGACGGAGACTGGAAAAGATGGTCATATGCAAAACCGTGGGCTGAAAAGGAAGGGTTAGATATTGAAATTGTAGAACCAGAAGAGTCTGCAGTAGATGTAACTCTAAAAGCAGACGGTACACCTTACAGCGCTAGTAACATTCGAGATAATTTTGACGATTTCGAAAAAATAAAGGCTGACATACCGGAGCATGTCAGCCCTGAGGCTGTTAAACAAGTATTGGATTCTCTATCTTAGGCCAGTTGATTCAAAAACGTCACGAGCAACACCAGCTGTAAAACCACCTTCAACACCTTTTACAATAACTGATACTGCATTATGGCTGTGAAGACTTTCGTTATGGGATGCTACAATCTTAAAGTCTGTAATACGAGATTCATTAGTAAGCTTATCATACATTAACCTTACTGCATCTTCTACAAACTTAAGATACGCACCATTCTTCTCTGCAAACGCTTGCTCATCTTCTCTCTTTACCATAACTTGTGTTTCAGTTTGGAGAGCCTCTAAACATAGCTCTTGAAGATCTTCGATCCATAACATTTCATCGAACTTAACACTAACTCGCGCAACACTTCGTTGACTATGAGGTACTGTTGCTCTATTACGATATTTTTCTGCATGTTCACTTAACTCAAAACTACAAGGACACGCAGAAGAATAAACAAAGTCAAAATGAATATATTTCTTAAATTCTCCGTCTTTAGTTAGATCACCTTCGAATACTACATCATAATATTGATAACCTTCTAGACCGCTACGTAAACTTTTTTGCTTAATAGGATAAGATATCTTTAACATGATTCGGGAGTCAAAAGACTTAAGGTTATTTCTATATGTCTCTAAAACGTCTTTTATTTTACTGATACTAAAAACCTCGTCTTTGTGATCGTAAAAACTTCTCATAATACGAGACATATTAATACCCTTTTTATGCGCCTCTAAGCTGACACTACCAGTAACGCTAGTTTCTAGCTCGATAGTATCTCCATTTCTCTTTTTATAATTAAGAGGTAATTTGAAGTTATGTATTCCGACTTGCTGAATAGGAACTGCTGCTCCTTGAATCAAGCTAGAAGGACCATTCTGAAGATCAGGTAAAGAAGAAATATACTTCTTATCAGCCTTTACTTTATTATCGTATACTCTGATTGGAGGAAAATAACCTTTACTATATTCCTCACCCATAATATCTTTCGCGATCTCATCCTTTTCTCCGGTCAGTTCATCATCCTCACCTAACCATTCATACTTGTTATCCATGCGTCTATTATATGAAATATTTTCTTAAGTTCAACACTTGATTTCGGTCTAGAAATCGTTATAATAGTCGTATGTTTAGTAGTACTAAGATAATTGAACTTGGGAGTTGTGCATTTCGGCAACCTCAAGCAACATCACATTGTCGGTTCGTGCACGGATATCGTTTAATCGGTAAGTTTTGGTTTGGTGCTAATGAATTAGATGAGAATAACTGGGTTGTAGATTTCGGTGGTCTAAAAGATCTAAAGAAGAAATTAGAAGAGCATTTTGATCATACAACTGTTATTGCTGATAATGACCCTGCACTAGAGTCATTTCGAAAACTACATGAGGAAGGTATTGTAGATTTGCGTGTTATGCATGGAGGTGTTGGTATTGAGAAATTTGCAGAACATTGTTTTAAATTAGCAGATGAATACGTTAAAGATCTTACTAATAAAAGATGCTTTTGCTCTAAAGTAGAAGTATTTGAGCATGAGAAAAATTCTGCTATTTACGAACAACCTATCACAACAACTGAATGGAGAGCACATGAGTAAAGGTAGTAAGCGCCGGAAAGAGGATACTGGTAAAATAGCTGACAACTGGGATAATATCGATTGGGGTAAGCCTAAGAAAAAAGAGGTTAAACCAGAGACTAGAGACATTAAGGACATATATTTAAATGACAGAACTTTATAAAGAGGACTTAAGCGCAAAAACGTTACTTTTATCTGACGATAAAGTATTCTATACAGTAGAAGGTGAAGGAGAATACGTAGGATATCCGTCAGTATTTATGAGATTATCAATGTGTAATCTTACATGCAAAGGTTTTGCGTCAGCTGATTCTCCTCATGGTTGTGATAGCTTTATTTCTTGGAGTGTTAGGAATAAAATTACTAATGCGGATTTATTACAGCACTTTGAGCAAGAAGGTTTTCAAGATCATTTATATAATGGTGCTATTTGGAAGATTACTGGTGGTGAACCATTAGTACAACAACCCGCGCTTCTTAGATTTTTAGCTCATATGGAAGTAGAGTGGGGCTGGATTCCTAGAATTGATTTTGAAACTAACGCTACAATTATGCCCGATAAAGAATGGGTTAGAGTAGGTGCAACATTCACTACTTCTCCTAAGCTTAGTAATAATGGAGATCCTGAAAATAGGAGATACAAACCCGAGGTATTAGAATGGCATGCTAATCAAGGATCTGGCTTTAAGTTTGTTATAGATAAAGAGTCAGATTTAGATGAAGTATTAGAAAGGTATGTAGATAAGTTTGATATACCTAGTGGT